TAGGGCAGACTGCGTTTAGAATATATTAAGAGACTTTTTGCTTATGCCTTATCATTACGGAATGTCAACAACAAAAAAGAAAAAGAAAAAAAAGAAAAAAGGTAGTAAAAAGCGTTGCTCCTGCGGAATGTAATTATGACTAAACTATGTCCTAGAGGTATAGCTGCTGCTAAGAAAAAATATAAAGTATATCCATCAGCTTATGCTAATGGTTATGCAGTGCAGGTCTGTAAAGGGATGATGCCAGATGTAAATGATAAGAAAGAAGTTTCACCTGGTTATACTAAAGGCAAAAAACGTACTGCCACTAAAAAACGCACTGCTACCAAAAAACGTACTACAACAAAGAGAAAACGTGCCACAAAGAAGAAAAAGTAAGCCTAATCCAAGAGCCAAAGGTGGTTTGACACGTTGGTTTGAAGAAAATTGGGTTGACGTTAAAACTGGTAAGCCTTGTGGTCGTTCTAAAGGAGAGAAGAGAGATTATCCTGCCTGTCGGCCAAGCAAACGTGTATCAAGTAAGACACCTAAGACTGTAGGAGAGATGACGAAAAGTGAGAAAGAAAGGTTTAAACGTGAAAAAACTGGTAAAAAGAAGATAAGCTATCAACATAGGCGAAAAAAAACTACTAAAAGGAGTAAAAAATGACTGAAGTGACACCAGAAATGCTCTTTGGGATGTCAGATGTCAACAATATCAAGCAAAAATGTCAAAAGGTACTGTAAAAAAGTCAACAACAAGTTAAACTAATCTTAAATACTCTTTTTTCTTAGAATTATGGCATTTTTCCGTGGAGAAGAAGGTTCTGTAAAATTTAAAAACGGAACTGGAACAACAGAAGCAATTACTTCTACTACTGGTTGGACACTAGATACAACAAAGGACACTTTAGATGTGACTGCTCATGGAGCAACATCAAGAAGTTTTGTTGGTGGTCTTATTTCTGGCTCTGGCACTGTTGATTTCTTATATACAGCAGCCAGTGGCGATGAAACAGCAAATTTATTAGCAGATGTTTTAACAGCAGAAGATCCAGCAGATGCACAATTTGAATTATTTTTAGATACTTCTGGTACTAAAAAGGTAAGTTTTAATGGAATTGTCACAGGAACAAGTCTATCTGCAACAACAGGTGATCTTGAAACTGTCAGTGTAAGCTTCATTACTTCTGGTGCTATTACTAACGCTGCATAATGCCTTTGAAATCCTACTCAAAGAAGCAAAGAAAGCTTGCTGCGGTTGCTCCACCGAGAGATAAGATCACGGCTGCTGATCTTAAAAAACTTAATGCTAAAAAGAAAAAG